GTAAATGACTATTATCGTTATAGGCAATGGACCCTCTGTACTAGAACATGAGCTTGAATCTGTAATAGACAGGTTTGACGAAGTTGTTAGGATTAATCATTATATTCCGAACAGTCATGTCGGCTGCAAATTGACCACATTTATTGTGTCAGATTACAAACCTAAATTCTACCCTGAAGTTCTGGTAAAGGCGCATAAAATCATAATAGTAGGGAATACTATAACACCTTACAACAGCAATTCCAATGCAACCATACTAGAAATGAGTTGCATTAATTCACATTTGAAGGATATGGGGTTCAATAAAATATACACAATTCCTTGGGCATCCACAGGAATAATCACGTTGATGAATCTGTTACTTGAGAACAAGCATGACAAAATTGTTATCCATGGGTTTGATGGGCTTAAATGTGGCGAACGTGAGCATTATTTCGACAATAAACTGCGTAAGAAGAATGCGCTGGAACACTCAACCACTCTAGAGCAACGATTTATAGATTACTACGTTGCTCAGGGAAGGATTATCACATTACATGACTACATGAAATCATCTATCGAGTCAATGTCCAAGTAATCATTCATAATATAAGGAATGATTTTTTCGCCCAAGTACGTATTTGTTTGCACGTTGATGGGATGAAAAATGTAGATTGAACCATTTTGGCTGTATGTCATGGGAAGTGCTTGGCGACACTGAATGTAGGGCTCCGATATGCCAGCAACTTCTCGGAACAGCGGTACAGCTAAACCATTAATCAACGAAAACATCTTATATGGCGATACATCCGCTTCACAAAGTGTACACAAACTATCGTATGCATTTTTATTGGCTAAAAATAGATCTAAGCATGCATCAATGTCTTTCACAGTGCGTCTAGGGCTTGTGGGCTGTAGTAAAATGACGACCTCAGGTACATAGCTCTCATGAGATTTAAGCCAGCTAAGGCAATGTCGTATGCACTCTAGAGTAGTGGAACTGTCTAGAGAAATGTCGCTCGGTCTCAAGAAAGGTGTTTCGCCACCGTATTCACGAGCAATGCTTGCATAATGCTCACTATCAGTCGAAACTATAGTACGCAATTTATATTTGCTCTTGAGAGCCTCTTCAATTGACCATGCGAGCAATGGTTTACCTTTGTAGAGCATGATGTTTTTATCAACAATACCCTTAGATCCACACCGAGCTGGTATTATCGCAAGTATTTGAGGAATACAGTCGTATTTGCCAATATCTTCACACACGTACCCATCATCCCGAGTTGTACCTAATCGAATTTTAGGGCTAAATTCATAAACTTTCAATAATTCAGTATTATTCATTTTTATATATAGTTGAATAAATAATGGACCTTGATATAAACAAGGTTGAGAAACTACGTAAAGTCTACAACGAAGAACATTCCAATCCCATTCAAGCTGATACTCCTGAAAAAGTATGGAAAGAAGTTCAAAAGCGTTTAAAAGAAGATTGTAAGTCTGGTAGATCTGAATGTATTATTTCTCATTTGCTTCAGCGACCCGCTGGACCTAAATCTTGGAATGTAAATCCTGAAGAATGGATTACATCAGACGATATTAATGCTATTGAAAAACGGTTTGAAAAGTTGTTTTCTGGATATAAACATGTTGGAACATTCCCTATAGATTTTGACAAACATACGAAAACGGGTGAATGTTTAGTTAGTGCTCTTTGTTCTATGGAATTAAAGTCATTGTACGATAAAGGTTATCATCAGTTTGGATTGATTTTTAATACAGATATTTCTACTGGACCGGGACAACATTGGATAGCTGCATTTTGTGATATAAGTCCTGAATTAGAACATCCTCGTATGACATATTTTGATTCTTACGCACACAAACCTGAAAAACAAATACAAGTTCTTATGCGCCGATGGAAAAAACAATGGGATGCTACAGGTCTTCAAAAGCCTATGAAATTGACGTATAATGGTACTAGGCATCAATATGAAGATTCAGAATGTGGTATGTATTCTTTGTATTTCCATTATTGTTGTCTGATGGGTATTCCAATGGATAAACGTATTCCAGATGAAGTAGTTCGCGGTCTACGTGGATTGTTGTTCAAAGTGGGAAAGTGAAACTAAAAATCTGCGTTAGAAATATAAAAATGGCGAACGCTTGGCTGACGCATGTGAAGTCTACGATGAAGACGATGAAGTCGTCGGGTAAGTACAAGAAAGGTGATGGATTAAAGAAAGTCATCATGGAGGCTAAGAAGACCTATAAGAAGTCTAGTGGCAAGAAGACTCGTCGTGCGACTCGTCGGCGGTAGGTCGTTTTCAGGAAAAATACACATAACTAACATATAAAACAATGGGCGGTGGCTTGCTTCAATTAGTAGCAATGGGCGCCCAGGACGCATATCTCTCCGGAAATCCTCAAATTACCTTCTGGAAGGGTCTGTTCAAGCGCCATACGAACTTCGCCATGGAGGCATTCCGCCTCAACTTCACGGGTCAGCCCAACTGGGGCACTAAGCAGTCCGTCATCGTCAATCGCAATGCCGATCTGCTGTATTCTACCTACCTCGAGGTCGTACTACCTTCGTATGATCCTGTAGCCACCCCCAATGCGGTGTACAACAACGATCAGTTCCGGTTAGGTTACAACTTGCTCCAGTATGTAGAACTTGAGATTGGTGGTCAGTTGATTGATCGGCAGTATGGTGAGTGGATGTTCCTATGGGATACTTTGACGACTTCTACGGATCAGAATGTCATGTCTCAGCAGATGCTTTCGGGTGCTGGGCGTAATAGTGCTCTACAGTATGGTGCTAGCACTACGGTTCCTACTGGAGCCTTTACTGGCGCTAATGGACTTGTAACTCTTACAGTTGGATCTACTGTTGGTATTGTTCCCGGAAATAGTGTTACGATTTCCACAGTAGTACCGAATACCTTACGCGGAACTTACCAGGTTCTATCTGTTGGAGCTTCAACAATTACTTTTGCGAATACGACTCTTACTGCTGCAGGCCCAGTATCTGTAGCCGGAACGGTTGTAGTCACTCCTTCCGGAAACGTTGGAACTACTGCTCCTAGTACTCAGCTCGGTAAGACTGGAGCACCTTCCACTGCAGATGTTGGTGCATCGTCTGTTGCATATGCTACATCTAAACAGACTGCTTCCCCGGGTCAGGTTGTTGCGTTTGGTAAGACTGCATCTTGCACCCCTTCGGCGGGAAACCACCAGGGACACCCGAATGTAATTTATGTACCTTTACGGTTCTTCTATACTCGCAATCCAGGTGCAGCACTACCTTTGATTGCACTACAATATCATGAGGTCAAGATCAATCTACTCTGGAATTCTAACGCGCTTGTATCGGGCGACTATAACAATGTACCTGTTCCGGCACAACCTACTCAGGCTTCTATCTATGTAGATTACATCTACCTCGATGTAGAAGAGCGTCGGCGCATGGCTCAGGAGTCTCACGAGTATCTAATTGAGCAGGTTCAGTACAATGAAGATAAAGGTCTCTCTTCTTACAATACTCGTCTTGACCTTACATTCAACCACCCTGTAAAGGAGCTTGTATGGGTAGTCCAACCCACATGCTATCGCAACTGCAAGATTGCTATTCCGGGTGTTGGTGCCAATACTACGCCTGTTCCCAACGGAGTTCGGTACACTGATCACGCTACTAATTCTGGATCTCTAAATGTGAATCGCCTCACGCCTTTCACGTATGACCAAAATGCAGTGTATAAGCAACATCTCCAGATCAACGGGCAGGATCGGTTCGATGCTCGGTATGGCGACTACTTTAATAAGGTACAGGTAGCTCAGCACCATACTGGTTCTGCTAGTACAGGTTTCGCAAATTACTCTGTTGTGTCAAGTACCCCTGCAACTTCGCTTCTACCAGCATCAACAGTGTTTGGAACTGGACCTGTTTCGCAATCTCCTCAGCCTGGTATCTATGTCTACTCGTTTGCACTCAAGCCCGAGGAGCACCAGCCTTCTGGTACGTGCAACTTCTCGCGCATTGATACTGCTACCCTTGCTATCGCGCTCAGCGGAGATATTGTAGTAAATCCTAGCACCGATGAGACGTGGGATGTTCGCGTATATGCCACCAACTACAATATTCTGCGGATTATGAGCGGCATGGCAGGACTCGCCTATTCAAATTAAGCTTCCTGTCATTTAAACAATAGTTGTAATATATAAATAAAAATGGATAGTAAATCTATCAATAACATTGGCTTAACTATGTCTGTTATTGAAGGTGAAACACGGGGAAAGGGTGGTAGGAAACCAAATGATATTCTTTATGAAGATGTTAACGAACATATTGAAGGTATGATTCTTTCAAATGGAAATGTTATTCGCTTTAAAATTGATAAAGATGATTTTGAAAAAGTTCAAACAAGAAATTGGTATATAGCAACTGGTGGAAAATATGTCGGATCACACATTACTATAGATGGCGTTCGTAAAGTATTATATCTTCACAATTTTATTATGAATAAATTAACATTTGAAGGAAGAGGACAAAAAGAAAGTGTAGATCATATTAATCGCGATGGTCTTGATAATCGTAAAAGTAATTTGCGTATAATTTCACAAACTCTTCAAAATATGAATCAAAATAAAAAACCAAGAAATGTAAAACTTCCAGAAAACTGTAATCTAACATCAGCAGACTTACCAAAACATGTATACTATGTTGCAGCAAGAGGGAATCATAATGATGGATTTTGTATTGAATTCAGACGTGAAGGTAAAAAGATATATAATCCATATATTCGTTCAAAATTATCAATTGAAGAAAAACTTGAGAAAATCAAAGTTCTTCTACAAAAAGGTTATGAGCTTTATCCCGAATATGACCCATCTAAATTGGTTTATGCATAGCCTTCAGAAATAGAACATAAAGATTGCAAACTTACTATGAATATGTATGAACTTATTCTATTACCTTACACAGCCGTATTTTTCTCAGTTCTTGCTAGAATTATTTTTATGTATTTATTATACACAAAGAAAAGCACAAATATTTATTCATTAACATTTTGTGGCCTAAGCATTATATCTTCTTCTATATGGATTCCCTATGGAGTTTATATAGGTGATACTGCTATTATTGTAAGAAGTGGTGTTGAAATTCTATTATTGTCTTCATCAGGATTGTATATATTACGAAATAGATGGATTGAGGAAAAACGGAATCATAACGCCGTAGAAGTTTTAGGTTAAAGATGATCGCAAAAATACTCCAACTCCTCGCAAAAGTAAAGTTTCCTACAAAAAAATATAAAAGCTAAAGTAATTCTAGGTCGTTGGTCTATTCTAACTCGAAAGTATAATGATAGAAAAGTAGATATGGCAAATATAGATCATTGTGGAACATGTCACTATAAAACTATTGAAAAGGAAACAAAGTAATCTAAAACGGAATTATATTCTCTACTTTTTCAAATCTTAACAATGATTGGTGTATTAGAACTTGCTTCACGTGTGAAGTATGGTTTTACTTCACGTAAATCGCCAATGTATCTCTTTCGGCCCTTAAACCAAAAACTTGGTTTGTGTATCGTAGGATGTCGTCAAATATCAACAACAAATGTTCTTGCTTTGGTAAAAGTGGAGAATAGCAGTGGGAGTAATGGTGGTATTTCCACCGAGTTGCCAAGAGGAAACCTTGAGAAAATTATTGGTAACTGTGGTGATTTTCAAGCAGAACAAGAATCCTTAGTTCATCAATATTCTGTAGTTGTTTGGAAAGATGAACCAATTACTCCTCCGATTTCCGACCGACCTTTGCTTAAAGGTATTTCTATCAATATTGATCCTCCCGGTTGTCGTGATATTGATGATGTATTTACATTCGGAGATGATGGATATTTCTACATCACAATCGCAGACGTATCGGAATGGATGAAAGAGAATCCTCATCTTTGGAACAAGGCGAATCGTATCGCACAAACTATGTATCGTGATGGAAAAATCGTACGGCCAATGCTTCCTTTAGAATGTTCTCTTGAACCTGGAAAGGAACGATTGGGTGTATCGTTGCGATGCAAAATTACAGATAAAGTAGAAGATGTATCGTTTCTAAAAACAAAAATTATCAATAATACATCGTATACATATGAAGAAATTGAAAAGTCTTGGCATGCGAACCGATTGAAAAATATTGCAAAAGTTCTTGGTAAAGATACGAATGATTCTCATGAATGGGTCGCACAATGTATGATATTCTACAATGTGGAAGCCGCAAAAGTATTAACTCAATCAAATAAAGGTTTGTTGAGAGCACATGAAAGTCCTGATTTGGAAAAATTTGAAACATATAAAAAATTAGGATTGGAATTTCTATCGTTCAAGTCAGCAGTTTATACGAAAGATATGAATGCTTTACATTGGAGTTTTAATACAAAATATTGTCATTCTACTTCACCGATTCGTCGATTTGCAGATATTGTAAATCAATTTGTATTGAAAGGTGAAGAATATCCTGAATTTAATGTAGAAATGTTGAATGAACGATCAAAAGATATGAAAAATTATGAACGCGATTCATTCTTTCTAGAGCAATTGCAGACGAATACACGGCAGGTCAAGGGAATTGTATTGAACGACCATCGTATTTGGGTTCCTATTTGGAATCGTATAATTACATGCAAAAATACTTGTGAAGAAGGAACATCTGGAACACTTTACTATTCATTGGATATGAAGCAATCTACATGGAAACGTCGCATGGTATTTAGATTCTCAAATACAGAGAATCCGGAATAACAAATCCACGAATAAGTTGAATATCTTTTAATTTTTCAATCATTTCAGTATCTTGCGAAAGTGTAGCCATACCGACCCACTCTTGCAGAATATTTGCTAATTTTAGCATTGCTCTTACAAAATTACCATGCTCAATTCCATATTTTTCACATACGAAATCAATACCTCCTAACCAATCCAATACAACTTCTACCCAATAATCTGTAACATCCCAATACTCTGGATCATCCAATGATTGTCCAATATTCAAATCACGTAGTTTATTGACATATTTTGTTTGTGGAATGATTTCTTCAGTGTGTGGAGGTTCGAGAAAGCAAGATAGAACAGCTACAATTTCATTTGCGGTTTCATTTTCTAACCATTTGCGTGTATACAACTCTGTCATTAGAATTGGATGTCCTTCATGGATAAGAGATGCAAGTTCTCCTTTTTTTGTGAGCTTACCTTCTCCTAAGAACCCATGTGTTTCAAGAAATTTTGTTCGTTGTTTGATTTCATAATATGGAGCATCCAGTTTTTCAAGATGATATTCTGCTAAATCAATTTGAGATTTCAAAACTGAAATTTCACTGAAACTTTTCCATGCTACAACCCATTTTGGTCCCATATGTGAACTATCCCACTGAGATAACTCTTTTTCTGCTTTCTTCTTTTCAGCATTACCTGTTTTTTTAATCAATGTTTTTAGTTCTTGTTTTTTCGCACATTCTTTTAGAAACGTTTCTTCAATTTTTACATTTTCAATTTTCTTTTTCAGTTCTTTAATATCCTCAATATATCCCTGATACTCTTGCTGATGTTGTAAATACCAATATGTCTGATTTTGAATATTGGTTTCAGATCCAATAGTCGCAAGAATATACGAATAATCAAATTTCATTTGTGATTCAATAGTTGCTGTACGACCACACATCATTTCACGAACCAATTCAGGTTCTTCTGGTTCACGAATTGGAAGATAAATAACAATACCTTTATCATCCTTACCTCTCCGTCCAGCCCTTCCAGCCATCTGAATATACTCCGATGTACGCAACATACGACTGACTTCTCCAACTTTACGATAGGATGTGAATACTACCGTTTTGGTAGGCATATTAATTCCAACAGCAAACGTTTCAGTTGCAAACAAAACTTTTACAAAACCTTTATCAAACAATATTTCAACGATTTCTTTTAGAATAGGAAGCATACCTGAATGATGAAATGCTACACCTTTTGTTAATAGTGCCAGTAGAACATGATATCCTTCAATCTTTTGCAAATCATACCTATGCAAATGATACTTCACAATATGATGAACTTCTGCTCCTTCGGAAGATGTTAGAAGATTTGCACTAACCTTTGAAGCATACTCTTCGCACATTTTCCGTGAGAATACGAAGAACAAAGCTGGTTTATCCATCTTGGTAATTAAACGATTCATACGATCAACAAAACTCCCTACACGAACATCTTTTTCAACCACTTCGGATTCACGTTCGCGAACACGTTCTTTATGTTTTCGCAATTCATCTTGTTGATTGTAATATTTACGAACCCAACTACGATACACCTCCATCTTAAACACATCTCTATCCATCAACACCTCTCCATCTTCTGTTGTATGAATCAAGGGAACTACACGATACTGAGTTGAAATCAAATGACACTTTACTTGCTTAATATCACTTAACCAGTCAACGAAAGGTTGTGGTGAATCCAGTGTTGCGGAAAGCAATACAAGACGAATAGACGGAGGAAGCAGAACAAGACATTCTTCCCATACACTTCCACGTTGCGGATCATTGATATAATGCACCTCATCAAACACTACAGCATCCAAATTATTTAGGGATAAATCTGCAACACTATCTGGTTTGTAAAGCAAATTACGTAGAATTTCAGTAGTCATAATCACAACATCGGCCTGCGGGCAAAACTTGATATCACCTGTCATAATTCCAACAGTATATCCATGATATATCTTCTTCAAATCGTGAAACTTCTGATTTGAAAGAGATTTAATTGGTGTTGTATAAAATACTCGCTTCTTTTCTTTTACTGATTTCCAAATTTGGTATTCACCAATAAGTGTCTTTCCAGAACCAGTCTTTGCAGTAACCAAAACATTCTCATTTTTTGCAAGATATGAGATTGCTTCTGTTTGGAAAGGATCTAATGGGAATGAGAATTCCATGGCGCGTAATTCAAAAATACTACTATTCTAAAGTTCGTTTTCTACATACCTACCACTCAGTCATAATATCTTCAATACGACACTCTTCAGGCTTCATGAGTTTGGTATTCAGTGCGTCCATATCATTCTCAATAACAATCTCTTCAGTTCCCTCGGGCATCTTCGTCTCATCAATTAGAATATCAACAAATCCTGTTCCACAAGGAGGTTTCTGTCCGAACATAATGTTACCAGATACACCCTTCATCGCATCAAACTCCCCAGAAATCGCTGCATTAAACAGAATCTTGGATGTCTCTTCAAACGATGATTGAGCGAGTACTCCACTCTCACCTTTATTCATTCCAAACCGATTCACCGATAGAATAAATCCGGGATATGTCATAGCGTCAATTAGGGTAATCATATGATGGTAGTTCACATACTCAGTTACGAATACTTCCATAAACTCATCATACAAACACTGCCGTACTGCCTCAATTCCAAATACATCCAATACTTCATGAATATCGTTTGAGAATGTACGGAAAGGATCTACATTTGGAAACACGGCTAGTTCAAGCAAATTCGTCCCTTCTGCATCTAGAACATATTGCTTGAGAGGAGCATAACCACCTACTGCAGAATCATATGACATTTCATTCTTGATTTCACGGAGATATACACGTCCAATACCATCAATTCCAGTAAGAATTGTATCTAGCAACTTGTCCTCAATAAATCGCAGAGCGAGAGAATTCTTTGCTGTATCAGGCTGGAACACAATACGCAAAACGAGTTTGTCAGGAGTATTTGTGTCATTGGAAATACAGTCAAATACTTTCAAAATTTTATTATTCTGAATTTTTGTTTGAATCATATTCATATCTACAACATTACGACGCATCATTTCCATACGATCTAGTTCCAAACGCAGAATCCATGGAGAAGTACAGCTTCCATTAGATACAGAGAATGCTTGATATGACTTGAGAATCTCCGCATCTTCCTTTACTGCCGTATTTTCAGACATAGGGCTAGGATCATAATAAATCCGAACAGATTTCGTAATATCACGCAATGTTGTATTCTGAACCTCTTTCATCATACTAAACATTGATTCCTGAGATGTTGCGTTTTCCTTCACATACACTGTATTGGAAGGATTCTTAGGATTCGGTGTTGCTGCCAACAATTCCATTAGACGAGGTACTCCTTGCGTTGCGTTAGCCTTTACGGTTCCAGTAGAATGGAAAGTGTTTAGCGTAAGCTGAGTAGTAGGCTCACCAATAGACTGTGCGGCCAATGTTCCTACCATTTCACCAGCATGAACTTGTGCCTTGATATACTTGAACCGAACTTCGGAGATCAATTCATCAAACATCGCACGAGATAGACGAGCCTTTAGAATCATCTTTTTCGGAGCAAGGTAGTATCGCAACAAACAATGGAATGCTTTATTCTCCTTAATCCAAGATTCAGAACACATTTTATCTAGTTCACGTTCTACATGGTCGGGTAGCAAATCGGTCTTGGTCGCATACGGATTTGTGTATTTTCCAAGTAGACGACGTAAATTTACAGGAGCAAAGATTTTAGAATCACGCTTATACCTCCACACATTATGCATTAGAAACTCACGATCAGCCATAATACGATCTACAAAGTTATCGGCCTTTACATCACCCGCACTCGCGTAAGAACACACAGCCTCATAGTCACCAATAGACGCAGCAAACTCCGAATATACCTGTTCCATCGTCATATTTCCAAGTTCACATACCTGAGATTCTACAGCCGTACATTCTACTCCATCCCCTCCATACCGAAACTGAACGATTGATCCAGTCGCATTACGTACGGTTCCATCATACTCTACATGCAAATCCTCCATAGTTTTCACTAGCCGACGCTGAATGTATCCCGAATCCGAAGTCTTTACGGCTGTATCAATCAAACCTTCACGTCCAGCCATTGCGTGAAAGAAGAACTCTGCAGGACGTAGACCAGAAATGAAACTATTTTCTACAAATCCATGTGCCTCCAATCCATGATTGTATTTTGTGAAATGAGGTAGAGTACGATCCTGAAGAGTATTCTGAACACGTTTGCCTACAATGTATTGCTGTCCCAATAGAGCAACCATCTGTGCGATATTCAAATTCGATCCTTTTGCGCCAGAATCTACCATCTCAATCATACGGTTGTTTTTCGGCAAAGATTCCATCACACTTTCCGCTACAGATGTAGAAGCAGTATTCAGAATATTCAAAATCTGAATTTCTAGTTCTTCTCCATCCTGACGAGCAGAATCATTTAGAAACTCACCAGCGTGAACGTTTGAAATCAGATCAGCCATCTTTTTACGAGCAGTTTTAATGATTTCATCTACCTTCTCATACACCTCTGGCTTTGCGATCAAATCTGAAGCACCAACCGAGAATCCAGTATACAAATTGTATTTGGTTACAACACTTTGTACTTCATTAATAAACTGACCGCATCGCTGAGGATTGAAATCATTATGAAGAATACTCAAAATTCCTTCTGCTGAATCATCAATAGATCCATTGAAAGCACCCTTCTTTAGTAGTCCCTTCATCAGTTCACCATTTTCTAGTTTAATACGTCCATCAAAGTTCATTAGAGGAAACGTTGTAGAAATCAATTCCTGACCCGTACGAGGCTCATTTTTGCGAGTAAATGATGACAAAGGACGCTTCATCCTTCCAAGAATATTCATGGCAATATGTTCTGGAACCTTCGCATCAGGCTTGGAAATACGGAACACACCAGTCATCGTATCCTGTACGATCTGAATGATAGGTGTATGTGTGCGTGGCGAAATGATCTGACGCAGTACGGAAGCTAGAGCCTTCAGTTCCGTAGCAGCAACAATAGACTGGGGTACGTGCATATTCATCTCATCACCATCAAAGTCTGCGTTGTATGGTTTCGTAGCGGATACATTCAGACGGAAGGTTGAATAGGGTAGAACTTTGATACGATGGCATTCCATAGAAGCCTTATGAAGCGAAGGCTGACGATTGAATAGTACAACATCTCCATCAATCAGATGACGATGAACTACATCTCCTTCCTTTAGATCAATCGTTTCAGCGTTGACGTAACGCAACGAAATACTCTTATCTTCATCTTTGAGAAATACTGATTTCGCACCAGGATGTTTTGCAGGACCATTACGAATGAATGTAAGTAGACGATCGCGATTGTATTTCGTTACAATCTCGGGAAAGGTCAAATTCATTGCGATCTCTTCAGGAACGCCCAGCTCATCTACATCAATGTTTGCATCAGGAGTAATTACTGAACGAGCAGAGAAATCTACACGTTTACCCATCAAATTACCACGTACACGACCAGTCTTTGCACCCAAACGAGACTTCAAAGTTTTTAGTGGCCGACCAGATCGCTGAGTAGATTGAGGGAGTCCTTTGATATCATTATCCACATATGTTGCCACTTCGTACTGAAGAAGTTTCGTGCACTCATCAACCATATCTGCATTATCGCCCTTATCAATCATATTACGCAAACGTTGATTGATACGAATAATACTGATTAGTTTATGAGTCAAATCATCTTCCATACGCTGATTATCTTCCATAACAACTGATGGACGGACGGTTAGAGGAGGTACAGCAAGAACAGTACATACCATCCAATTTGGGCGACTGAATTTTGCGTGGAATCCAATCTTGTTGACATGCTCGTCGGAGATACGCTGAAAGCATCGCAAAACCATCTCGGGCTGGAGAACTACAGGAGCAGGTTCATTATCCCCCTCAGCAAAGAACTTACCTTCCAGAGAAGCAACTGTATTTTCAACCTTTTCTACCTTACGAATCGCAGAACTATCGCAATGAATACACTGATGATTTTTGTTTTTGAAAGAAGTAGTCTTTTCACGGATATCATCAAACTTATCAATTCCAGTAAGATTTTTTGGAACACTATCTAGAATCTCATCGGGGAGATAGGGATTAGAACAGTTCAAACAAACGACTTGTAGGATTTTTTGAATCGTATCAAGGAACTGGTATAGATATACTGGACGAGATAGTTTGATATGACCGAAATGTCCCGGGCAACCTACATTCGTTTGCTTACAGGTAGGACAGACCTTGCCATTTTCAATAACACCAAATCGTGCGTCAAATACACCTCCGGGGAAAGGTTGATTGGATTGATATGTCTTATCAGTGATGACCTCAACTACACTGCGGGCGGCAATATCTTCTGGGTCTGCGATGCCGAACTGAACGCCAATAATTGTGTCGCCCATAATGTCTTACTATTCTTTGCGTCTATATTTCTTTTTCGTTTTCAAAGAGAAACAACTTTCAAACTTTCATTCCAAAATTCATTATTTGAAATGACTTCGCTAATCAGCTCAGATGAATATTCTTGCGAAAGCTCTGTAGTCCATCCATCAAACTCATGACCTTTTCTTTCACGAAACTTCTGTTTTTCCTTAAGTTTCCTATTCTGTTTAATGAAAACAAGATCATGATAAATACGAAAGCAACAATCACGAGTTAGTTTTGGATCATCACTTTCATCTTTCAATTTACGAACAGCAGAATACCAAGCTTCCATTATTTACTGCATAAGAATAATATGAAAACTTTAAAAGCTATACGCCCTTCTCATAAAAAAGAGAAGAAGTGGGATGCTGTATTTGAAATAAACGGAAAGGAAAAGGTAGTACCGTTCGGTCAGAAAGGGTATTCGGATTTTACGAAGCATAAAGATAAGACTCGTAAAGCACGATATATTCATCGTCATTCTGGTATGGGAGAATCATGGAACAAACCTGATACTCCGGGTGCATTATCCCGTTGGGTATTATGGAATAAACCTAGTTTTCGGGCAAGTGTTTCAGATTTTAAGCGGAGGTTTAAGCTTTAGGTTTGCATACAGGACATTTTACACAATCTTTACAGCAAGGTTTGGGTTTGGAAGTAACTAATGGTTTAGGTTTTGTAGGTCCAGAATGAGCTGGCCAAGCTTGAGGTTTAGAAGGGAGTAAAGGTTTAGGAGCGTTTTTTTTGGGTGGTACTACAGGTACTACACCAGCTAGAACTTCAGGTGCCACAGGCACTACCTCTGCTACCACTTCAGGCTGAGGTACAACTTCAGTTACAACCTCTACATGAGCATCGGGAACTACTTCAGGCTCAGTTACAACCTCTACAGGAGCATCAGGAACTACTTGAGCAACTTCAGCAACTACCTCGGGAACTACTTCAGGCTCAGTTACAACCTCTACAGGAGCATCAGGAACTACTTGAGCAACTTCGGCAACTACCTCGGGAGCTACTTCAGGAACAACTTTGGCAACTACCTCGGGAACTACTTCAGCAACTTCGGCAACTACCTCAGGAACATCCGCTACTTCGGGAACATCGGGCACAACCGAAACAACTTGAACTACAGGGACAAATACAGGCTTGCTAAACTTACCAACAATCTTAAACCGACCAGCCATTTACACCTAAACTACGAATAAAAAGTGGTGAGGTGCCGGAGTGGTTAACGGGGGAGGCTTAAGATCTCCTGCTTCATAGCGCATGGGTTCGATCCCCATCCTCACCAGTATAAACTAAAATCAAACCATATCAAAAACAGTATTTATACCTACATTCTTCTCAAAATAACGTTTCGCATTACGAACATATAATTGTATATAACCAAAAGCAACACTGCCAATCACAAGGGAATACCAAAGTTCCATTATGATTGAAAATGGTTTAAAATTTAATTAAGAACCGCGTGAGTTACACGATATGTCTTACGATTATCTCTTGCCTTTGTCCTGAAACTACTTGTACCAACTTTCACACGCCTACAAGTTTTTCCTTTATATGTTTTACGTTCACATCCACTTGTGTAATACATCAAACGCTGAACGTATCCCCGATAGGTTGGGACTTCCCCCAATGAATGTAAAAGTCCATACATCCATTTCATATAGGATTTGTTACATTCTAATGCAGGAGGATGGTCTTTCATATAACTTTTAATATCCGTAAGATACGTAGTAGGATACACTTCAGCTAAATCATTTAAAAACTTTCGCTGAACTTCTGGAGTCTTTCCATCATAATTCACGGCAATTGAAAATAAAAAATCACGACCTAAAATGTTTTTTGGCAGATATTGATATTTTGCTTTGACTTCTTCAAAACTCGGATCAGGTCCAGGATTGACTACATTAGGATCATCAGCACATTGAGTTCGTAATTTATGATTCACTTTGTTATGCAAATCATATAACCATTTGCCAGAGTCTACACTTCCTCCAAGAGGCATTTCAGAAATAAATTGTTTGGTACTTTCACGACAAAACTTACAAGGCAATATCTCTCCAATACCTTTCAAAAACTTTTGGGGATTTTTTGAATGAAACGCAATATAATGGAATAATTGCCATGCACTAGGTCCAAAAAATCGAGTATCTATACCCATCACTACTCTTATCTGCTAAAAAGTTTCTACGCTCAATACAAAATGGCTGAACTCACTGTATACACCGTCGCTATCGGTTTCTTTCTCGGTGGTGCGCTGAAAGACTTCTTCTCCGCAGTCACCGTTGATCTGGTAGCTCCCTTTGCGGCTCTGTGGGGTGGTGCTCAAAAGTCTGTTGAGGGTGTAGTGGTTCAGGTAGGCCCTGTTAAGCTAGAGGTGGGTAAGGCGATCGGTGCCGCTCTAACTCTACTCGTTGCTCTCTTCGTAGTATCTGTAACGCTCCCCTACATCAAGGCATATGCACCCAAGCTGGGTGCTGCCCGGTCGTAGATACTATAAAGAAAAATCGCATCACATAATAATAATGTCAGACGCATATGAATCTGCACGTAATTATTTACAGAGTTGGATGGGTCCATCTGCAGCACCCGTACAGTCAGCCGCCCCTGCAGTAGCTACCACTAGTGGATCTGCACGTCTATTTGGAACTGCGCGTGAAAAGGGAGGTTACACTTCAACTGGTGGTCGTCGTCATAAGTCTAAAAAGACTCGTCGTTCTCGCAAGTAATTATGATAACTTTGCATTGGTCCATCCTCCTACAGGATACTTACCAAACTTCTCTTCCATTCGCTTAATCATATCTGCTGGAAGTAGTGTTTTAAACTCATTCTGAT